TAAGGAGGCACGCGCGTATTTTGTAGTGCCTAAGCACTTGCGTCTGCTGATGAGCAGCGCCACCCAAGCACTAGGGGCAGTAAAAAAGAACATGCTCTCACCCGGGTGTCACAACGCGCAGGGTATAACCTTACAATATGGCGGCGCGGACGCAGTAGTCGCCCGTCTAGATGAAATGGTTTTGGAATCTCTTAACAGCGGAACCAGCTCAGGAATGGGCTGCGGATTTATCTGCTGTGGAGATGACTCTTGGATAGTTATCTGTTACAAGAAGAATGGAGTGCATCGCACTATATTCCTCTCTTTGGACGTGTCTTCTATGGACTTGTCGCAAAACGGAAAACTTACCGAGCCGATTCACAGACATATGGCGACTCTTATGTGCGCGGTGGATCCCTTAGCCGGTAGGCTTTGGTATTCGCTGATGCGTTCGCGCCTGGTAGCCACCCACGGTGATGCGATATATCGCTGGAACAGTGGTGGTCCGTCAGGTACGGACTTTCAGAGCGAAGTTAACGGCATGGTGATGTTCCCTGTCGTGAAGCGTTTCCTGGACGCTCTGAGGTTACCAGACCTGGAAAGCCAGGAGAGTGTGTCGCGCGTCTTGAGGAGAGTAGCCTCAGGCGTCGGCATGGAGGTTCGCCTCGATGATTATTATGACATCGAGGCTCGGACGGTGAGGGAGGCTATTGTGAAGCAGCCCTTCCTGTTTCTGGGATCGTATTTTCACTTTAATCGTGAGAACGACATGGTTGTCGTTTCTAATGATAAGGCGAGGTGCATGTCCCAGATTGTGTGGTCCGGCAAGACGCACAACCGAAAGCCCATAGTGTCTGAAGAAGACAAAAGGGTGCGCGCGATGGAGAAGGCGGAGTTTGAAGTGGGTGAGGCTGTGAGGCTTGCATCTACTTTCATGGGCTTCGGCATTCCTCTTCCGCATCATGAGCTTGCTCATGAGCGCGCCCGAGAATGGGTGTTGGAGTATATCGGTATGGTCGTCGACAAGTTTCCTGAGGGAAACAAACAAAAAGTCGACATCCATATGTACGATGGCGGGATGAACTACTGGGGTAACCAGGAGTTTATGCATGATTTCATGGCGGAGCTGAAAGACGAGAACAATAATAATCTATCCCTGTTGGGTATGAGAAAATTGATCGAGTCTGGCGCCGACAGGACCATGTGGTTTTCCCGCGCTCTACCATCCACTTCTGTCTTCATTAAGTTGGGCCAAGATCCTTTCGCAACCCCAATTAAAGGGAAAGCTCTACTCAATCTTACAGGTATGCCCTTCAGGAGGAAAGTGGTTCCTCCGAAGTTAGCACCAATCGGGATCATGACCACTAAGCATGTTGGCAAGCAAGCTCCGAAGAGGAAGTTAATTCTTCCACCTCGGATGCCCAGCCAGCATGCTCATGTGGACCAGACTCAGGTTCCGGTGTCCAAGAACATCAGCCGCAAGGAGCGCCGCAAGAGGCAAGGCCGTGAGGTCAAAGCCGATCTTCGCGACGCTTACAGGCGGAACGATGTTGGCTCTTCTACGACTGTTATAGTCAACGGGAGGTCAATTTCGTATGATGAAGAATA